GTTGTTGGGCTGATTGTTGCTTCTGTAGCAGATGCACCTTCAACTAAAGCGTTGGAAGTTGTTGCTGCTGCGAGGCTGTCAGTCTGCCACTCGTGGTTGATAGAAGTCGCTTTGGTTTTGCCAATAGACGACATGATTGGGGTGTCGGTAGGGCTGATGTCATAGATAACATCGGTTAAGTCCTCACGAGCACCGATAGCTGTATAGCGATCATATGCTGCCATTTTTTAATTCCTTTATAAAAATCGTTCAAATAATCGAACCGCATCCTTTTTATTACCAGATTGGCGGAGTTTGGCTCGTTCCTTTTTAATTGCTTCATTCTCAGAACTCTGCGGATTAGATGTTCCTGGTCGGATAGTCTTTGGAGCGGTAGCTACTTTCTTAGTCGTAGCACCCTTGTTTGCCATTAACTTCTCGTACTGCATTGCTTTGTAAAGTGTTTGCACAGCACGACTGTCGTAAACCTGAGACAACTCTTGGTCAGTAAATCCGATAGACTTTGCATAATTGCGAATATCCCTACGGATTACTTCGCCCTTAACATCATCCTTAAATTCAGGAATAGCTTCAACCAATTTCTGTTGCTCTTGTTGGATATGCTTTTGTAGAAGTGCTTGCTGATGAGACATTTGTTCTTGTTGAACACGCTGTCTCTCCATCTGCACCGCTTGCAATTGCTTCTCCCTCTCTACACGCTCTGCCATTGCAACTGCGTAAGCAATAGGATCTTCTGTCTTTAATGCAGACAGATCTTCTCCTTGGTTTTGCTGTTGTAACAGTTGCTCGATGACTTGGAGTCGTTGAGCATAGGTTTCGCGAGTCTTTGCTGCTTCCTCAATCTTTATCCGCTCGGCTTCTACAGCTTTGCGTTGTTCCGCTAAAGATTGGGTTTTCTTCTGATAGTCTGCAGTCCTACTGTAGCCATTTAGAAGCTCATCGAGGGTTACTTCCACTTCTTCACCAGAGACTTTAACTCGGTAGCGTGGCTGTTCCTCTACTTCTTCCTCTTGGCTCTCAGCTTCTTCCGCACTTACATCTTGCTCCTCGTACTCAGAGTCCTCGGCTGCAGAGTATTCCTCTACTTGCTCTGGCTCTTGCACAGCTTCGGGTTGGGCTTTCGCCTCCTCGGTCTGCGGTTCAAGAAAAGACATAAATGCGTTAGCTGCACCTCTTACAGATGTATCTACACTCCCTTGTGGGTTGGTGTTTTCACTCATTTTCTCACCTTACAGGTTGTTTAAAAAAACTTAATCCTCTTTTTCTCGATTTCGCCATCTTGTGCGATTGATCGGATTGAGGCTTCAAAATCTTCTATGGCTCGGAGTTTGACTAGGGCTTTTTCTCTGCCTTCTACATCATCCTCGTTAGAGCCAAATATATATGACTTATAGACCTCTTTCTGAGCTTGTAGTAGCTCAATAAAGAAGTCGTCTTGTAAAAACTGTTTTGCTCGGTCTACTTTGTTCATCCAGGTATTCTCACATCTCCTGTGATTTTAGCTCCGACTTGTGCTGCTTTCAACTGTGCCTCTGCTTGGAACTCTGCTGTCTTGAGTTCTAAGTTAGCTGCTGCTTTTTCTCTTTCGAGTTGGATCTGCGCTGCTGCCTTTGCTTTGGCAATTTCAATATCGTTTATTGCTTTGGCACGATCTGTTTCAATCTGTGCTTGTGCCTGTTGCATCATCATATCGAGTGCAGGGTTAGGCATCTGTTGCTGTGGTTGTGGCTGTGAGAGTTGGGCATCAAGCTCTGGAGGAATCTCTTTGAAGAACTCGGCTGAGTCTTTGAATCCTGCTGCCTCGATAAATCTGCCCAAAGTATTGCGATACTGACCCACAGATACTAACGGATTAGCAAAGCCTTGGGATGACAAGATCTGCTCTTGTTTCTGCAGAACCATTGCTGCCATCGCCATCTGTTGATCTTTTCCACCAGTTCCAAGACCTACATTGGTCATTAAGTCGTAGTTATTCTTCCATTCTCTTGGGTCAATCGAGATATATTTGCCACGAATCCGAACTACCCTTGGCTTATCTTGATACTTCAAGAGCATATGGAAAATGCCATTAAACAGGTCTTTTACCCCTGTCTCGGCAAAGATACGAGCAATCATCTCAATCTTACCTGCGCCTGCCTGTTGCATAGTTGCAATCGCTGTGGCTGTGGTATTTTGTAGAATGTTCGGGTCTAAACCTTGGCTTGTCTGCGTAACACCTGACCGCTTTTGTAGAACCTGATCCATGTAATCCAACATGGGGAACGACTGAGCTGCAGTAGGAGGAACAGTTAATGGAACGACTGCGCCTTGAGACTTCATTCGTACCACTCCATTTGGAGCGACTGTCAAGAGGTCATCCATGTTTACCTGACCATCCAACGCTGTCATGCGTGGCATATTGGTTAGGTAAAGATTGTCAAGAATTTGGCGAGTAATTGTCGATTTTATGAGCTGGATGTCCATTGCTCGATCTGCCAAACTCTGCCCAAAGAACTTATGAGGCATTGGGATTGGGCAAACACTAGCAAAAGGAATGTGATCGAACTCCTCGTTGTCTAGGATTGCATCGCCAGCGTATGTAACCTTGCGGAGTTCTGCCACTCCATCGCCATCAAAGTCGGTGCGGATATAGCACTCGAACACTTCTACATCTTGCATTGAGAAGTCTAGTGTCTGTGTCTCATCTGGCATCTCGCCTTGGCTGAAACGAGCCACTCTCTCAGGTGTATAGGTTAGGTCGTTATACGCAGGTAGCTTGTCTACTACATCTTTTGGATAGCCAGCAGCCACCAAGTCTGAACGAGTCATTGTTGTTCTGTGGGCTACAAAGCGAGCATCTTTTAGGCTCTTGTCTCGTTTGGCAATCAAGAACTCCTCAGGAGGCACATTCTCGATACGGACACGACCTACATCCTTCTTCTTGCGAACCACGACATTATAGGAAAGAATTGGCATACCCATTGGGTCTACACCAATCTCCTCAGTCTCTTGGCTGACTAACTCCATCGAGCCATCAGCAAACATGAGCGTTAATTCTTCTGCGTTAAGACCCTTGTATTCTTCTTTGGTTGGATCTTCTGCTTCTTCCCACCAGTATTTAACAATACCATTCTTTTGTAGAAGTGCATCCTTAAACCAATCGTGCATTAGGATAATGCCTGGATTGTCCTCAAAGAATACAAGGTTGCAGAGTTCGGTAGCTTGTTTAGCACCTTCCTCATCGCCTGGCATACGAGGATCAAAACGGACTAATTCATCGGAGGCGGTAAATACTCGGAGTAGCTGTGGCAATGCACCATCAACGACTTCGGCTACTTCGCCTGTAACGATCTGACTGCGACCTTCTACTTCGTTCCCATAAGGATAACGATTGTAGTAATTGATCGCCTTTGTCCGTTGCTCGATAGTCTCTGTCTCTACATAACCGATAGCATCTTCGATCTCTGCTTCGACAATGACTTTTAGTTTCTGTTCATCCATATTTTCAAACTATCCATGAAGTTTTTACTGCAATTGGTTTCGACCAAGTTGTTGTTTGTTCCATGCCTAAAGCAAGATACCTAAAGGCATCGCTACCATGTGATGCCCAGTCGTGCAGAGGCTTATCGTAAAACACATTCCTCTTTTCGTCATACTCTCGCCTATAGTTTCTTAGGCAATCTAATCCCTGCTTGACCTTTGGCATATTAAACCAACAAGTCGGTAGCATCCTTCTGACTGCCTGGATGCCATCTTCTACAGAAAGTCTTGGCAGAACCCGAACATCTAATCCAGCTTCTCTCAACACTTCCAATCTACTTTTACCTGTGCCTAACTCTCTTACTTCTACATCATGCGGTAGGAGTTGCTCTGCCTTTTGCCAGTTATTCTCTTTTAGCCAATTGACATACCAATCGAGTCCTTGACCATGATTCTCTACATAGTCTAGCAGTCTTATCTCTTGTCCTGTCGCTTGTGCCACCCATAACGCTGTAGAATCGCCCATACCCAAATCCCAAGCAACATAAGTTCTACAGAGATCATCTCTTGTAATCTCGCAAAGCCTGTTCTTTTCTTCCAGTTCATTGATGAGCTTTCCGTAGTAGCTGCCTTCTACTGCTGCGTTGAAACTGCACTCGAACTCTTGGTTGTATTTGTCATCGCCCATTTCCTTTCGGGCTGCCCAAAGTTCTGCATCATCTAATAGGTGTGTCTCACTCGCCTTAAATTGTAATGCTGCCCATCCTTCTTCTTGCCCTGCTCTGTCGAACAGTTCCTTGAAATGGTTATTGCCTTTAGGAGTGCCGATAAACAAGCACCATCCTTTGCGATCTGCTAGGGCTGGTCGAATAATCTCATTCCAAATCTTAGGGTTCTGGTCTCCGATCTCGTCTAAGACCACTCCATCGAAATACTGTCCTCGTAGGGAATCAGGGTTATCTGATCCGTAGAGTTGGATTCTTCTTCCGTAAAAATCTACCCTTAATTCCGCAATATTGGCTTTTGCCTCAAACGGAGTTGCAAAGTGTGTTAAGTAATCCCATGCCACCCTTTTGGCTTGGCTATATGTCGGTGCTATATACGCATACCGAGGGTTAGGCTTATCGTTCTCCATAGCAGCCTTTATGGTCTCATTTAGGGCTGCAACTGTCTTTCCCATCCTTCGATGAGCTACTGCCACCACAAAGCGGTTTTTTTCCATTGCCTCGTGGATTTGATTCTGAGGGTCTCTAGGCTTATAAGGAACTTTGACTTTTACTTCGACAAATTCCTGTGCCTGTTCTACTTCTCCCAAGAAACCACCATTCTTATTGGAGTGCTATCTGCACCACTAAGCTCTGTAGTATTAACAGGCTTGCCATCTACTCGATCCATTACTTCCTTGACTGCCCAAGGCTCACCATCCATAGCTGCCTTGACTAAAGTATCTGTAATCTTTCTGAGTGTCTTGCGATCTTCTTGCACTAGAGCGACTCGTAGAGAATCATAAAAGAGCTTTCCTCTTTTGTTGTTATTGTTCCCAACTGGCGCACCAGCTTTACTAATTGAGTCAATTGATAAGTCTTTGTTTTCTGTAGAGTTTTCCATTCCATTCCCTATGGGTTGATGGTTGATGTGTTGCTATTCTACAACAGTTAATGTCCCCACACAATAATATAGTTGTTGGGGAATGTATTGGGGTGTTCTTGTAGAGTTTCAAACTTAGGTAACAAGTTTGTTAGTTCTTCTAGCGACAGCTTGTTATGAAAGCAACTGTTTGGTAATCCGCTATTCATTGTCAAGTAGCCTCTTTTGGCTTTGGACAATACTTTCTCTATGTATTTCTTTTGTAGATCCTTCGGCAACTCCGAATACGCATAGTTACTAATGATTAGGTCATACTCTACATCGCCCATGTTTTGATTGAGCGTTGTTGTCTTGTAGGATGCGTTTAGGATGTGATGCTCTAGGTATTTCTCTGTCAGTCTTAGAACTGGTTGTAGATCGAATAAATCGTATCGTTTCATCTGGATTGTGCGGTCTAGGACTAACATCTGTCCTCCGTATCCGACACCAATCTCTGCGACTGTTTCTACATTTCCGAATAAGACTTTTATATCGCTTGCGACCTTCATGTATCTCAATGTAGAAGGGCTAATCATGCCGACAGGGTATTTCTGTGGGCTTGATCCACCAATCAGGTCGTTTTCTTGATACTTGGTAACATCTGCCAGCATCTCTGGAGTCTGGTGATTTATTACCTCCAGGCAGACTGCGCCTTGCATATAGGATGCGTGCTCCAAGACTCCTGAGTAAGCAGGATGTTTCTTAAAGTTTACAAAAGCATCGTAATTGTTTACTGCATTGGACACCGCAGCGACATACTCTCCGTTGTCGCTTTCTGACCGATTGATACTTGTATATTCCATCAATGGATTGTAGGTTCTTTTGCTTTAAAGTAAATCTCGTCTGCTTCTATCTTTTGTGCGATCTCTAACAT